ACGTGGCAAAGTCCGTGGTGATGTAGAAGTTGAACAGGGGTTTGTTCTTAATCACGTTGTCCAGCTTGTACCAACGGACCTCATTGTCCTGTACCAACCGGTCGTCGTCCGACATGATCCGCAACATCAATTCCTGGTTAAAGGTTTCGACCTTGCCCAACATCATTGCCTTGTCGTACTGGTGCTTCACATAGTCGTACGTGAAACGGTCGGGCCAGGAACCCTTGAACTCTTCACGGGAACACGGGAACTGTTCACATACCGGGAACACGTTGACTGACCAAGCGCCAGACTCCACCGCCTTGTACAGTGGATCCTTCGCGTTAAATGGCGTGCCTGACCAGATCATCATGTTGCGTGTTGGGTGTAGGGCGTATTCCACCGCCTTATAGACCGTATCCTCAACCGCGGCTATGACGGTCGCGGAACGAGCGTCTTCATCTGAGATCAAGTCATCCAGTACCGCCAACTGAGGCCGCTTACCCATCTCCTTGGCACCACGGACACCGGTGTTGTGAGTACGGAAGTAATTGTCCGTCAAGAATTGATGGTCTATGTTATCTACCGCAATACACTGGCTGGGCTCGTTAGCAATGCGAACAATCGATTCAATGGCAACCAGTTGATCCTTACGGTCGTAGTGTTGACGCTGAAGTTTACGTTCCAACCGGAACAGTGGCATGTTTAACCATATTTCTATGTTAAAGGGTTTCTTGCAGGTACTGGCCGTAGCGCCTAACGACCGAGCCAAGCGCATGACATCTTCCAGTAATTGTGGGGACATACTACAGAACGATGTACGTCCTGATTTTGTCACAGTACCGTCTGTATCCATCAAACCCTGTAGAAGCGCCAACCGCTGATCAACAGAGCCTGTGAAGTACTTCGTAGGGATAAACTTTTCGCTACCGTGTACACACAAGCCCATGGCTTTCAAAGGTGGCCCAAGACCACGGATAGATTGCGTCCACGTGTTGGTGTTGCGCTTATCTAACCGACCCTTACCAAACGTGTAGGGAATGTGTGAGTGATAGGTAACCAGGTCGTCAATGTGTGTGGTTAATTCTACTGAACCACTGGGTTTCTGGATACGGCCATCACCCAACACAACTCCCAGTGTGTATGGATCAACAGGCAACTCTTTCAGAGGGTATACCAGTGCTTGAGTGTTTTTAACGTATACCAGGCTCTTACTCGATGTACCCCTATGCCGAAGGTTACCTCTTTTGGTGTGTACCAGCGGCTGCTGCAACAGCTCTTTGGTTGTCAGGTCAGCCTCTTCCCATCGTGTTGTGTTATTAGGGTTTGTATTGATAACCACCGAATTGATGTGATCTTCGGACACTTTGATGGAACGTCTATCACGCAACGTGATTTGATACATGGGTTTGTTAAAGACTTCACTTTTACATGTGATGGTAGTAAGCCTCCCGTCTGGTCCGTAAATTGCGTCACCTACTCGGCACTCACCTATCGTGGTGGTACCAGAACCAGTGTACAACAAACTATCCAGTGCCAAAGCCTTGGCGCCATAGCCTTTGACGATAAAGATCTTCCCGTCTGCGTTATGGAACTCCCAACGGATGTCCGTGAACTTGGCGGTCGGAAGGTACTTCTGAAGAAAGTCCGAATCCTGCCAACGGAACTCCAGGTTCTTCCGCATGTTCTTCACGCCGTTCTCAATCGAGTCCGACACATATAACGCCAGGTCTACTCGACCGAATCCCGGCAGCTCCCCATACACCCCAATGTAGAGAAACAGGTACTCACCCATGACCGTGGTCTTCGCAACACCCCGGTGACACAGGTTGGTTATGCGCCGGCCACCATCTGCGATGGTGTCCAGCATGTAGTAGTGAACCAAGGGCGTCAGGTTCTCTTCCCCGGTACCACCGTTCACCAGCTTGATAAACGACACAAACTCCAATGCGAAGTCGCTGGGTACGTAGTTCGGATCGACGGTATAGTTACAGGTATTGAGGTACGCCTCAACACCCATAACTTCTTTGAGGGCTTCGCCTACGGGATCAATCATCCGTGTCCCCTTCTTGCACGTAGGCCTATGCAATAGAGGCGGTAGGCCTCGACCTCATCCAGGGTGGCAAAGTGCTTGGGCCGAACCAGTCGGGCAAAGAATCCCCGTACAACCAGTACACGCTCACCCGGGGACTCAGGATGTAACAGCCAGATATACCTCACAGTGAGGCTCCCTTCGCGGTAGGGCTAGGTGTACCGTGTACTTGTCTCATCAACCGTTCATACGTATACGATTTCCCTGTTCCGTCCATTTCAGCGCAGATCTTATACATCGAATCTAACCGACGCTTAAACATATCGTTGTCACTTTCCAGGCCCCATATACGATCCCGATACCTCTGTGTTGCATTGGCTTGAACGTAATAGTGGTAACGCTCTGCATAGACCCACCGTAGAACCCACCGTGCTATATCGGACTTGCGGCTGCTGTATGGATAATCCGTGCCGTATTGATTAGTAACCGCCCAGTTAAATAATGACTTACTCATACATCTTCCTCTGTGTTGTTGTCGTAGGTGATCTTGCTGTGAGCAATCTGCTCGGCATTCATCTGCCCGGACTGCACTTGCAACCGTTGTGCAGACGCCAGCTCCTGTGTCGCCCGACGTAGCTCGTCAATGGCACTGGTTTCCTTGTGGCTCACCTCAAGTTCCAGCTTCTGGGTCTCAGGGGCTTTCAGGTGGGTAAGGAGGGAGTTCGCGGCCTGCATCTGAACCATTTCACTCTTGGCGCCGGCCATAAGTTCCACTTGCTTATTGATTGCCTTCTGAGTCGCGTCCTGATTCAACACCCATAAGGGAACCAAGGATTGCTCCATGATCCGGTTGACCAACTTGGTCTTGTTGTAGGCCGTGATGTAGGACGCCTGATCCTTCAGCTCCACACCCCGCATCGTCCAATCCTGGATCTTGTCGGGGAAAGTCGAGTGGTACGCATCCTTCATGGTCTTACCCATCAGTCGATGACTGACGTACTTAACCGCGTCCAAATAACTCGACAGCTTAAACTTGCCTTCATTCATCACCTGGGTATAACTCATCAAGTTATCCCGGTACGTCTCCTGCATATCTGGATCATTCATTAACTGATTAAACTTATCAGCCATTTGTTGATCCATAGACTTACGGACACTGGGTGGTAATGCTTCTTTAAACTGATCGACGGTAAAATCGCTCATAGTCTCTCTCGATATAGATACAGTATCGGTTGACTATAAGTAATCGGTTTTATTAATGCAGAGAAAAAGAAGCCCCACATGAAGTGAGGCTAGATAAGACAACCCATTAGTAACTGTCAGGGAAGTACGTACGGATATCCAATGTCCACGAGTTGTGCTCACTCATCAGTTCCATAATCTCACGGAACGCATTACGCGAATCCAGTACAGTAAGCGCCTGTTTACCTTGCTTGTTCTGATGTATACCCAGCTTCTTACCTACTGCAATACACCCTTCCACATCCCCAGGCCAATTACCCGGATGGATCATTATGTAATCCCGGTTACTTACATCGGTTACTTCCCATCCTTCATTAAACTCACCACCACTGGTTCTCTGTACAACAGGAGAATGCCGTTGCTCCAGGTAATAAACGCCAGTAGGTATGCACGACACATAGGGTTTGTTATTAAGCCAGGGATTTTCACAAGTAAAGAACTCCTCACCAGTAGGGAACTTCAGTAAACCGTAGGTGCCCTGCGGACACTCTATGGCGTTGCCGGACAACCAGGCAAACCGGGACAATATAAGATCGTTATTCATGACACCCTCAATTAAGTAAATGATCGAAGTGTTATATGAAACAACCATTTGTTACTTAATTCAGAGATATTTACAGTTGATCAAATAATGAACAGTATATAGAGATGAGAATTATTATTATTTGAAACTAACAGGGGAAAATTCAAAATGGGTACTGGTGTAGGGCTTACTGGTACGGAGCTATAAAACCAAACCACCCCCCCGGGGGTGTTTCGCCGCTCCTACCTCTACTACCACCCCACTCATCACCAACTCTACCACTACGTGGTAGGTTGGAATTTTT